ACGATCTTTGTAGAAAGGAAGGTCACTATCAAGAAATTGACTGATACTGTATATTAAATATTGTAAATTATCACCATCTTTCATCTGAGGTATTTTTGCTTCCATTGACATAAAAACACCACCACCCTGAACTGAATCATAATCACAAACACCTTGCCTTACTAGGTGCTTAAAAAGCCTGTCTTGCGTTTCATATACTTCGTCATCCATCTCTTCCTTTGGAAAAGCAATAACTTTGCTCTTTTCAGGTATTATCGCGATATCAATATCTGGATGGTCAGGAATTAATATTTTGCCATCTAGAGTTCTTCTGGCTTTTAATATTACCTTCTTTATCTCTTCGGTTGCTGCAGGAGTTGCTTGTATTTTTATAATAATAGCCATTACTTTTTTAACTCCTCAACAAGACTTCGCATTTGAAACACTTCAAAAATAATTTTTTGATCGACTTTGCTGTCCTGATAAGATTGTGTTTTTTGCACAACTTTATTAATTTTGTTTTTTACACTGTCATCTTTAGTATTTGATTGTGCTTCTTGTAATTGCTGTCTTATGTCTTCTAATTCTTCATATATGCAGGTTTTTAACTCTAGCCCATTGTCATGCGAAGATAATATAAACTTATTTAAAATAGTTCGTTGAGACTCCGTTAAAGTTTGTTTGTAAGTGCTGTTAAATTTCTGAACAAAGCTTTTTATTGCAAGATTGTCTATCTTTGGGAAGCTCGCAGTTTTTGATTCGACAGGCTTCTTAATATCAACAAGCTTATGCTCTAAAAGCACTTGATTTTTTGGAGGATTGTCTTGCTTAAGAACCTGATTCAACGTTGCAGTCCATTGATAATCCTTAACATAGTTACTCCAAAAATCTTTCCCCAGACTTTTATTCACCTCGCTAATTAAGCGTGTCTGTTGATTAAATATACTTTTCTTGTCAAGTAAATTATACTGTTTTTTTGCTGTTTCTAAAACTTCTTTAAATATTTCATTTCCAAGATCTCTACTTTCTGTTAGTGATGAATAAATTGAGTTTTCTTTGTGCAGTACTGTACCCTTACTAAAATACTTTTTAAACATGGTAGAGATTTTGTTTTTAGATTCTTGATTCTTATTTATGATGGCTTTGGTAAGCTCATTGACCATCATTTCATAAATCAAAGCGGTATTTCTTTTCTTATTATGATGAAACTTCATGGTTTTTCTCCAGAGAGTTGATTAGTGTTTTAAATTCATGGTTCTCTTTAAATAGTTTTATTTCTTCCTGATCATAAAAATCAGTTTTGTTTTCTGTTAGGCTATGAGAATGTTTTATGGCAGCGTCTAAACTATCTTTTCCCTTGTGAATGTTGCGTACAGTGCCTGAAGAGGTTTCTTTTGAATACATTCCTTGTTGAGACCTAGTAAAAGCGCCTCTGCTTTTGCCCGACTGCCCTTTTGTTTTATATTTTGATTTTTTATACTTTCTAGTTTGACCCTTTTTCAGGTTGCCATCTTCATCTCTTTTTGCTGGTGCTGTTTCTCCAGGTGGGGTAGCCAAGAGATCTCCCCCTGGTGCCGGTGGTTCTTCAGCGCCAGGAGCGTCTCCTCCTTCTCCAGCGCCAGCTTCTCCTCCTAGATCCCCGCCAAGGTCTCCACCAAGATCACCTCCTAAATCTCCACCACCAAGATCACCGCCTAAACCGCCACCTAAGTCTCCACCTAAAGCACCGCCGCCGCCAGCACCTTCTGCCTCTGATTCTCCAACTTTCTCAAGTGAAATATCATGCTTTTTATCATAATAACTCTCTGCTTGGAGTCTTCTAAACTCTTCTTCTTGCAACCCAAGAATATTTTTAGCAACCCATCGACGACTAAAGTATCCTTCAGTAGCTTCACCAGCCGCTCCAAAGCGAGCCTTCCAGTGCTCTAACTCTTGCAATTCAGCTAGTTTCGAAGGGTTGTTTAATTTAATCTTGAACGATAACAAGTCATTACCACGATATCCAATTGTATACAAATGAATAACTGCCATCTTGTGAAGCTCAGATATAATAGAGCGCTGTAGTCTCTGCACAGTTCTAGCAAATCGAATATCTTTCTGTGCTAAAGTAGACTTGTCCTCGTCGGCGCCGTCACCGCGAGATAAATAGGACATAGGGATCTTAAGCGCGCTGAATAGCTTATCTCTAAGATACTTAACATCTTCGATATCTCCAGTATATTTGCCACCACCAACAACAGAAATATCAGTGCTAGTTTGACCACCTCTAACAGGAATATAGTAGTCTTCTTCAATGCTGAGAGGATTGTATCTTAAATCAACTCGACCGGTGCTAGCGTCTACAATTTGATTCCTCTTCATCTGGGTCATGACCCTTTGCATGTATTGTTCCACATCTTCCGGGGGTATATTGCCAACATCAATCTTAAATACTCGCCGCTCAGGAGATCTAACAATTCTATATGCCATAACTGCATCTTCAAGAAGGGTTAATTGTCTCCAAATTCTTCTTGCTCCATCAAGAATTGAAGTGCCATACGGGGCAAATTTGTCATTACCAAGGACTCTAAAATGAGCAACTTGCCAATTTTCTAGCGTAAGACCACCAGAGTTCCATTGAAACTGAATGTAGTTTGGATTCATTCGATCCTCGCCCTCAAGTCTTTCAATCTCTGTTGGGGGCAGGCCTATAGTGTTTTTAATCCCCTCATCTTGCTCAATATCAAGGTAAAGAAAGAAATCTCCATACTTACACATTGAACGAGCCCAGCCGTATAAGTTAAATTCAATATTCAAAATATTAAAAAATAAAGTGTCCAGTACCCCTCTTATTTCACTGTTGCTGCATTGTATATTAATTATAGGAGTATACGGGGAAGATGTTGTCATTTCGTCCGCGTATATATCTAACGCTGACGCAATTTCAGGCGTGTATTCCATCTGATCAAAATCAACATATCGATCAAGCCTGTTTTGGTTTGCATAATATTCCGCCTGGAGCATGCCGTATACATCGCTGTAGGAGGACATCTTAAACTCTTGCCCAGAGGTAGAATTAAAACGAGTGGCATATTTATCTAGTTGTCGTCTTTTTAACTGCTTTGCATCTTGCCTACGATATCGGACAAGCGGCCCTGAAAGTAGCTTTGATAGTTGTCTAAAGAGTGGATTTTTAGGATTTCTATCGCCTGATTTATTTTTATTTTTTGCCATGTTTTATCCCTTCAAAAGCCATAAGTGATCTTTAAGCTTCTCTAGTTGTTTGTTCTTTTTTGTAGACTTATAACCTTCCATGCCGGGTATTGCGGTATTAAGTTTTGTTTCTGAAGTTCCTATGGAAGATAAGAATGCTTTTTGATATGCTACCTCTCGTTGAGATACTGAGAGTGCCGTATCCTTTACCCAACATCCAATTGCGCATGCCATAATTAAATCATCATTATTTTTTTTCATTGCTTGAGGTTTGCCATTTTGCCAAACGAATGTTTGCATTTCATTATACATTCTTTTAGACTTAATTTTAATTAGTTTATTTCTTATAAACTCTTCAAGCTTTGCAACTATCAATGGTCTTGTCTTGATAGTTGTGGAAAAACCAGGTACAACATTTTCATAAAGACTAGCATGTGCGTCAACATATTCATGAGTTGATTTCTTACTAAAGTATAAATTATCATATTGCTGTTCTTGTATTTTATCAAGAACTGACCAGCCTATATTGTTGTTCTCAACAACCAAGAGCGCATTTCCATACTCTTTTCCTATCTCGTTTAGCATCACTGAAAACATATCTGGATTTGGCTTTCCTTGATACTCTGCCACTATTTCACTTGTCTCCAACTTAACAACATGAAACACGGAGTAGTCATTTCCGTCTCCACGAGCAACATCAGCAGAAACCATATAAGAGGAGCCTGGTTGGTACTCCTCCCAGATCCACAAATTTCTATCAAAACCTGTTCTATATTTTGGATCCTCTAGGTTCTCTTTAATCCATTGCATGTCTTCAGGATGAAAGACTGTCTCGCCAGACATATTAAAGTTACATTCTAGCTCTTGAGCTATCTGCCTAACAGGCATATTTTTAGTTTCTTTTTCAAACCACTCTCGGTCGCGGTCAGGGTGGACGTCCCATTTCAACGTGGTCAAAAAGAAGTCATTTTTTCCTGCTTCAGCATCGATACACGTTTGATGAAACCAGTTACCAACGCCATTAGGAGTTGAAAGAGCTATGCATCTTCCTCCAGTTGATAAGGTAGGGTATAGGCCAGCCCACAACTCATCTAACCCATCGACATGAGCAGCCTCGTCAATAACCAATAAAGAAAGTGCTTCTGAACGTCCAGCATCTGACGAGGTGGATGATGCTTTAATCTGTGACCCATTTGAAAGCTCAAAAGAAGTTCTGTTGTCTATAGATATTTCAGATATTCGAAGCCAATCTGGCAAATTTTTGTGAATAGCCTTGACTTTTTTAACTAGATTTGCAGCCGTTTGAAACTTAGTGGCAATAACAAGAACGTTTTTGTCACGATGAAACATCATCAACCAAGCAATATAAGCTGCAGATATAGTAGATATTCCAAGCTGCCTAGCCTTTAAAATAACATTAAATCGATGCTCATTAAAATCACCCACAAGACTAGCTTGAAAGTCGTAAGTTTTGAAAGGTATCAAGCCTAATTGGGGATGAGATATTCTGCAGTAATTATCTATAAAGTAAACTGGATCTTTACCAGCTTTTACCACTTCTGCAATTATCTCTTTCTTGGACAATACTGACGACATTTTTAATCACGCCGTACTGATTTTTGACCGAAGCCTCCCTGAGAAAGAAAATTCTTGAAACTGTTTTCTAGACGGTCTGCGCTTGGAGCCATTCTGTCCTCAACTCCGTCCATTCCACCGATTCTATAAACCTTCTTTGCAACAACATGCACACGAACTTTGCTAATTTTTTCTACAATAGCATCGACTTCTCCTGCAGGTGTGAGGCGAACTGACTTTCCTGTTATTTCTTTATACCTTTTTTTCAAATGAGAAACAATATCAGCCATGGTGTTTTCTAGACTGTCTTCAAACTTGTTTTTAGTGCAGTATACGTCCTTAAGTTTGATCTCACCATGATAAGTAACCATTAAATGGGTTCCATCAATACGGCACTTAAAGCCGTCAATCTGCCTAGAGTCTAAAATAGGATGTCCTTTTTCTCTTTTTAGGCCAATATCTAAAGGACTGCCATCCTTATCCGAAGCGCCGTCATATGAATCAGCAGCCGCTTGAGCCAGGCCCTGAATTATTTGTAGTGTTTTCTCTGACATGTTTTGGTCTCCATCCTTTTAGCCATCTTTCTTCACGGCCCTCAATATAATTTATGTAGCACTTAAAGCAAGTTTGATATTTTGTGTAGCAAGCATCATCATCTAAATTTTTTATCTTCTCGCTACATGTGTGACAATGTTTTGTTTTCCTCTTTTTAATTAGTTTTTTATGTATTAAAACTCCATTAAGATCTTCAAACGACTCATCATCTTGCTCATAATCATACGAATCTTGTACCTGCTTTAAATAATCATTTTCCTTTTCTTGCGACCATCCGCTTCTAGGATTAATTATAGCGTCCTCGCCATATTGTTTCTTTATGGCCTTCTCAAGGCCTGCTATGTAGTTTAGATCTTTTTTCATTTGGCGATTTCCACACTGGCATAAAATACGCCCAAAGATAATACGATTCCAATTGCAACTCCTCCCAATATCCACCACTCTGTGTGGTCTTCTTTTGCCATCTCTTCTTTCAAGAGAATATTTAAATCGTTAATTTGTTTTTCTTTAAGAGCAATGGTCTGCTCATGAACAGTCTTGAGAGAGTCATAATCAACCTTTAAAAGGTCATATGCCATTCTCTTATCTGCAAGGTCTTTCTGAAATTCTTTTCTAAGCTCTAATTCTATTTCAATTTTTAAATACTTTTTGTCAACAATCATTTTTGACGCAGCAATAGAATCAAGAAGCACCCCAGCATATGGCGCTCGCTCATCTGCAGAAAGTGACGTTACACGACCCTGTAATCCCTCATCCGCCATTGCTGAAAACGGTAAAATAATAATCGCAATTGAAATAAAATAAACTATAAAATTCTTAAACACAACATCACCTATTGTTTTTGTGAAACTGCGAACTAAGAACTCTTGCAACTTCTCGCGCTAGAGATTCAGGATTATCTTTGTTTTTCTGAATAGTTGAGGCTAATTCTTCTTTTTTCTTTTCCTGAAGGTCGGCTACTTTAATTTCGTGCTGCTCTTCGATCTTTTTAATTTCCTCTTTGTGCTCAGAAAAAACTTTATTCTTCTTCTCTTCTTTTTCTTTGTTAGCAGTTTGTAATATTTCTATTTCTTTTTCATAGCCTTGCTTTTGTTTTTCAAGAAGCTCAAACATTTTAGCTCTTGTGCTTCTTCCAGCAACTACTCCAAAAATTAATAATATTATTATAACAGGCCAATACCAATAATGTTTAAGCCAAGTCCAAACTTTTTTCCAAAAAAGTGCAGTCAGCATTACTGACCTCCATGTTTCCACCGCATAGCGACGTCTACAAGCGCTTCAGACCCAATATAAACTAAGGTAACGGCAACCCAATCCTCGCTAGTAAGCGACTGTGTCGCGACAAGATAAGTCGCAGTGCCCCACGCTAAAAACTTACGTGAAATAAATCTTTGTACTTGCCTATCAAGCCAAGCTCTTACCCTTTGCATAATACAAACCTCCTAAAACTAAATAGTATATATACTAAATAGCTATAAAAAGTTGTTTATTCGTTTACACTAGCATATCCATTTTTCTTATCAATGATAATTTGCTGGTCAACAATATCTTTAAGGGTGTCAAGGTGAGAGATTAACAACACTGTTTTAAACTGTGTTTTAATCATTTCAAGAATCCTAATAAAGCCCTCCATATTGTCCTCATCTAGCGCAGTACCAGGCTCATCAAGAATAAAAACATCGCTTTTTGGCAAAGTAGATACGTTTAGAAGGGCTAATCTGATTGCCATGGCACTTATAGTCTTTTCTGCGCCTGAGCCCATCTCAATTGGGCGAGCTGCATATCCAGGGTGCTGAATGAGAATGTTGAGCCGATTTTCGTCATTTTCAAAAAAGATTTGAAAGTCTACAATATTAGTTAAAATTTTAGAAATTTCAGTATTAATAACTGGCAATTGTTTTTTAATAATATCATACGAAATGCCATTAGGGTGCATGCATCGCATCAAAAGATCTAGAGTTGTAAACTCCTTCTCCATGTTTTCAAATTCCTCTTTTTGATCGATAAGTTCCTGAAGGCTTTGTTCACAACTACCACTCTTCTTGTATAAATCAAGAACTAAAATTTTCTGGTCTTCATATTCGATTGAAGTCTGTTGAAGCAATTTTTCAGTTTCAATCCTTTCTTTCTCTAGGCCATTTAGTTCTTTTATCAAGTCCAGGTTATCTTGTTGTTTTTGCTGCTTTACAAGAAGCTCATCGTAAAGAGACCTAAGCTGAAATAGCTGAGACTTGTTTTTTTGCATGTCAAGCTTTAGATTAGCTACTTCAATGGTTTTTTGCCTCTTTTTCTCTAAGAGCGTTTCATATTGTTCAATATAGCGCATGACTTTTTCAGGCTGCGACTCTTTCAACCTAGAAATTAAAGTTTTCTTATTTAAAGATAGTTGATTAACAGCCATTCTGGTTCTAGAGACGTCCTCATAGGCCCTATACGCATCTTTCACAAAATGACATTTTTGTTTTAATGCTTTGTTACAAGGTGCGCTTTTTAAAAGCTCTATTTTTGAATTATTTCTATTGTTAAGGGTCTCATACTCATCTAAGTCTCTTTGAACTTTTTGAAGACGATCATTCATATCTTCAATATTTTGATTACGACTTTTCCAATTCTCAATATCAAAATTTTCAATAAAATTTTCAAGCTTAGTGTGTACATTATTGCAGGCATGAAGCTTGTCTGAAATAGATGAAGAATTAATTTCTAAAGTTGAGATAGTGTCTTGAGTTTTAGATATCTTATCTTCTAGGCCGCTACCTTCGACGACTTCATTAGGTATTTGCTGCAGCTTAGAGTTAATACTAGTCAATGCAACAACGAGATTTTCTTTATCTAGCTCTATCTTCTCAAGCTCTCTTTGATTTACAGAAAGCTCTGTTTGAGATCTAGCCAGTAAAGTTCTGGCATTTGAGATCTCATCATCATAATCTACATCAGAAAACCTTTTAACAACGGCTTTTACGTCAGTGGTATCCTCTTTTATAAGTTTAAACTTTTTATCAAAAAATTCTAAATCCAAAAACTTAGCTAATATTTCTTTTCTTCGAGTTGACCCTTCATTTATGTATGAAAGAGAGTCAAGCTGACTAGCCATAGAGGTTGTCAAAAAATCCTCTAAAGTTCCAAAAACCTTACGAATGTTTTTGTCAGTTTCTGCACGTGTAATACCGTTTAGCGATCTTTCCTCTCCGGTTGCCTCGTCAACAAGCCAAAAATTAACATCAGTTTTAGCCTCTAGAGTTTGCTTTCCTTTTAGCTTTTTAGTATATTTTGTACTTGTTCTTTCAACATAATAGATTTTTGTTCCAATTCCAATTTCAATATAACCACGTGCATTGTCTTTATTTTGGTTAATTAAATTAAGATTTTTTCTATTACGTTTCGAAGTAGTATTGTACAAGGTATAAAGAAGGCTATCAATAGTGCTTGATTTTCCAGAAAAATTCTTCCCTAAAATACCTACAACTCCTTGTTTTTCAGAAAAATCAATACAGTTGCCCTCTCCGTAGTTAAAAAGGTTGTCCCACTCTAGCTTAAGAAGTCTCCAGTTAACATTTCTTTGGATGTCCTCTTGCTCTTCAGCTTTTGTATTGTATGATGAGTTTGAAGAAAAAACAGACTTGAGTGTATCCTGACTAGGGTGAAAATCTTCTAGGTACTCTTGTATTAGCTTTTCCTGAACTGCAAGATCTCGAAGGTCTTGCTTGCCCAAAGAGTTTGTACTCTCTTGCATATCCTTACGATCGCCTTGTGCACGATTTAGAAAGGTTACAGACTCTGGAGAGAACCGGTGTTTTGCTACGTCTATAGCTCGACGAATAACATCAAGGGGTAAATTGTTCTCTGCTACAAGGCGCAATCTAGAGTTTTCTTGAATAGAAATTTTGTTAGGTAAGCGACCCTTAGGTGTCAGCTTTATTGTAATAAACGGCTTAGGGTTTTTTAATACTATGTGCTCACAAGTGAAGCTATCTTTGCTTACAATGTCCCATAATAGAAAACCCTTGTCGTTTGTTTCTCCATGGTTTTGTTGCACGGTTGATCCTGGATATCTAATTTTTCCTTTTTTATCAAGGGTCTGATTGGTCTTGTGGATGTCACCAAGAAACCCATAGTCAAAGTTATTAAAAATATTGATATCATCTTCACCGCTCTCCATTGTCCAGCCAGAGTCTGTGGTTACACCACTAATAGAGCCATGGTATAGGGCAATATTTATTTTTTCCTCATTAGTAGGTAGTTGCCAGTTTTCCCTATCAAAGACTGATAATACATTAATAGTAAATTTATTATCAATCTGAGTTTCTCCAGAGTTCTTGAGCAAAAATAAGTTATCATGATTCAGCGCATGAACAATTGGGGTTAGCGCATCTTGACGATTTGAATTTTTTAAATTTCCATCATGGTTCCCAAGAATAACATATGTAGGGGCAATCTCTGCTAGGTTAAAAAGAAAATCAGAGCACATCTCAACAAACTCAGGCGAGATCTGAGTTTTTGTGTGTGCAATGTCTCCACAATGGACAATGTAGTCAACCTTTTTTTCCTTTAAGGACTTGTAAAGGTTGTTGAATACCTCTTTGTATTCTTTGTGATATTTTAAGTTTCTGATGTGAGTATCAGCTATGTGAGCAAATTTCATATAAACTCCTGCTCATAGCATTATACAAACACAATATAGCATGTAAATACTATTCTTGATCAAAAACTTCTTCACCATAAAGATAGTGATAAACTTTAGCTAAATAATCTGATGCCAACGTAATTTTTGATTGTACCCATGAGGGCAATTCATCATCGTCTTCAATCATATTAATGAGCTTAACAGAATACTCCGCAGACCTTAAAAGTTGGCTTCTAGCCATTCTTCCCTCATGTGAGCCTTTAGAAGATAAGGACTGAACGTAAGCTTCTTGAAGCTCTTCTTTTATGATTTCTCGAAGTTTTTCTTTCGTAACTTTCATAATTTTAATCTATTTTTTCCTCAGAAACAACACCTGCCGCGGCTGGAGCGGCCTTAGAAGAGCGCTTCCCTGTAGGACCTCCGCCCATCTTAATTAGTTGTGCTTGTATGGCCTGTAGGATTCTTTTTATAGATCTAAATTCGTCACCATGAGCTTGTACCATTACTGGCTTGTTGCCTGACTTATCTATAATGTTGTCTGCTGTTTCTGCAGGCTCGTCATCTAGCGCGTCAGAGATTGCACCGCCAATAAGTGTAGCCAATCCAGCTAAGGGCAACCCCTCATCAATTTGTTTTTTTTGCTTCTTTTCTTTAAGGATGGTAATCTTCACTACAAAAACTCCTGTATAACTTGATATAAATAGTTGTCATTTGTAACTAATGAAGAAGATTGTTTTCTTTCTCTGAATTCAGATATTTTCATTGAGCCAATATCATCATGATTGCCAGTATCAATTTTGTAAACTTCAATATCATACTTGAGTAGCAGCTTAATTATGTCTAATTCTTTCTTTTTCGCATCATGATCCATCCCAATGTATATTGTTGTGTCGTTATCAATGATTTTTTGAATTAAAGGGTGTTCATCTCTCAGAGTTGATCCAAGTATTGGCACAGCATTGGGACCAGCGACAATTGCATCAAACACCCCCTCAACTAAGATAAGGTCCTCATCAAAATCTAAAAAAAGTTCATTAAATACAATACCCTTATTGGCATCTTTAGGATTTAAATATTTTGGCCACGTGTGATCATAAGATCTAGCAATGAAGTAATTTAAATCTCCGTCCTCATCAAACGATGGTATAATAACTCTTCCTCCGTAATCTCCATCTGGGCAAAAACCTATTTTCCATCTTATAATATCCGCCTTTGATAGTCCACGTGAGTGAAGATAATTTAAAGCATACATCGACAAGGGTGGAAGATTTTTATTTGCTAGCGATATAAACTCGCGGGGCATGTCAATAATCTGCTTCTCTTGTTCTTGCCTCTGATCAAAAAGATTGGCTGTAAAGTTCTCTACATCAACTGTAGATGTCAACTCTTTCCATTTGCGACGCTGCTCGTATACGCCATATCTCTTGACAAGCCTATAAAGGTCTTTTCCTTTGTAATCACAAACCCAACATTTAAATACGTTTTTTTCTATATTTACAGAGAGCTTCTGCTTGTGGTGCTCGCATCTAGGACAGTGAAAAAGTTTTTCATCACTGGAAGAAAAATATCTTCCTAATACTGAGGTTAGGATTTTTAGTTTTTTGTCTTGCATTGTATATGACCTGCCATAGCGATAACCCAACTGTCTGCTTTGTCGTAGCATTCAGGCTTCACATTGTCGAACTTAGTATAAGTTATAGCAACATCTGGCACATTGTCAATTACATGCTTAATAACACACTCTTTAGCTTTTGTTCCCTTTGGAACTGTTATCCCAACCTTTTTTCTGGCGCTTGTGGCAGCTATATACTCTGGCGCAGTTTTTAAAATGTCATAACACAGCCAAGACACAACACCATTGAAGCGAGAAAGAGTAGAGAGAGTTTTTGCAGAGGAAAAGCCACTTCTGAAGCTCTGAAGAGACTGCTCAATGTAAATTTCTTTGATAAGAAAAGTATCTTCTAGTTCCCAAATTTTGCCTTTTACAACTTCTGCTTTTTGAAAGAAATCTTTATACTTTCTCAGGTCCCACGCCTCATTATATACTATTTTTCCATCACTGCCAATGACAGTGGCACCTGTTATGCTGGTGCTAACATCTAGTCCTAAAATCATGCCACAATTATATCAAATATCAAGCTTTAGTTTAAAGGTATAGCTATCTTTTTCTCTTTTTCGCATCGGCTTAGCTAATGATGCAATTGCAATTAGATTTTTGTTCTGATCATATATACCAATTTTTGATATGTACGTTGTTGGTTCAAAAGTAGCGCTGTGAGCAGCATAAGAACTAGAAACTATGTTTTTAATCGCAGTTCCTGCGCTTTCCACATAATGGTCGCTTCCTGTAACTACCTGTTTAACTGCTGACGTAAGATAAGTTGGATTATTTGAAAAATTTAACTTATTTTCGGATGCATGAGCAAACATTGTCATTGTATCTATATGTGAAGTTCCGCTTAGGTGGATCGAGAAGCTCGATGAAGGCGCCCCCGCCGTTGATCCGGTAGCACCAAAGTTAAACCATGAAGCGTTAGCCACAGCTGGCTCCACACCATCGGTTGGACCATCATATCTCTCTGTGTGACTTGCAATTGAGTCATTTGACTTCAAAAGTATAAAACCTTCGTTATATAACACGACTCCGACCACAGATCCTGTAGTAACGGCACCCTCACTGCCAGTTGTGTGAATTAGCTCGCCGTTTTTGTTAATATCTGATGCCTCTCCTATAAGAGTTCCAGACACAAAGTACTTAAGGGTTACTGTACCCTTTTTAATCTCTGAACCATAGAAGATACTTGGAATACTAATCAGATTTACGTACTTATCATTTAAATCTCCGTGCTGAGAGGAAGAATATTCGTAGTGAGGGCTAAGTTTCGTATAATAATTGAGGTGATTCTTTAGAGCAGGTATATAATACTGTTTTTTACCATCTGCTGACTCTGTTAAAGTCGACCACATTGCTTTTGTGCCTAATCTATCAATCGAAATTGAGGCAGTCATTGGGTAAGAACCAGTTATTTTGTCTCCGACGTCGAAATCAAAGACATAATTTGACGTTGTAACAGTCCCCAAGCTTGTTCCAGCGCCAATTTTAGTTACAAATGGGTGGATTAGCTGCCCATTTGCCGCGTTTGAATCTCTATTGACGTTGTAGTCGTATAAACTAAGGTGACCATTAGGAACATTAGGGTTAGAAGCGTTGTTATTCTCGTTATTAAGGTAAACAACATTGCTATGCACAAAGAATTCAACCTTTGGAAAGGCTTCTATCCTGTTAATAATAAGGTCATTTTCATCAAATTCAAAAAAATTACCATATTGAGGCTTTAATGGCATCTTTTATCGCCTCCTAGTAATCTAATCTGACCCTCAGCGTCAACTCCGTGTTTGGATCCTTTCGGATCGGCTCTGATAGCTTGGCGCATGCCAATAATTCGTTGTCTGGTGAGTATAGCCCAACTGTTGTGATATATGTAACAGGAAGATCATTAACGTTGTTCTTAACTACTAGCTTGCTTCCGCTTACATAAGTCGGATTTGCGCTATAATTAAACTCATTATGGTTAATTCTAGCGAAATAAATGGTAGAGTTAAGCTCAATTGTGTTGTTGAAGTCACAATCAACCCATCTGTTTCTAAAACCCTGAGCTGCGTTCTCGATCGAGCCTGATACAATGGCTCTTTTCACGCCATCTAAATTATCTGCGGTGTCATCGCCCCAACTAGTTGCACTACCTTCAGAACCGCTATAGCCAAAAGAATCGGCTCGGTCAAAAACAGACGAACTAAGCACAGCCACACCGGCTTGATAGAAAATTAAACCAACGCTATTAGCAGGGTCCGAAGAATCACTGCTTGTTTTAAATATTAATCCATAATCGCCAGCCGGTGAAGTGTAATATTCGTTTGCAGATGCATAGTCGCCCAAAGTAATTATTTCAGTTTCGAGATTGCCGGCAGGAAAATTATCCGCGGCTTTATATGAAACAATATTAGCTACTGTTCCACTTGGACGGTACTGAAGTCTAAAGCTGTTCTTTTTGATCTCATCTTTCACAAGCAAGCGAGAAAAAGATAAGAAAAAGCACTCTGTCATCTTTCCAGTGTCACCGTCATCAAGTGTTCCGTCAGAGTCAAAGTGCCGGATAGAGCCAGACTCGTTATACCCCATCAAAACCTGTGCAAATTGATTATAAATGTCTCGTTTTTTCTGGTTTTGATAAGGTGTGGCGGTGCCGGCGGCTTTAGCTGTCTCTAAAGTGTTGTAAACACTTTCATGATGTCCAAAAGTAAGATCAAAAATATGATTAGCTGATGAGCTTAAATAAGGATAATCAAACGTCGACTCAAACATACCGTGTGTATAAGTTTTAATCTGCGCTGTATTATAGGACGTCCCACTAACAATTGTACCTGTAATTGGGATTGCCTCGTGAAGAAGAGTGCGTGTGCTGACCACATCATCGTTTAGTAAAGTTTTAAAAGTGCTTGCCATGATTGTTTTTCCTATTGAATTTTAACGTACCTTACGGGGATATCAAGCCTAAAGCCAGTATTCGCACCTACAACACGAACAGTAGAATCAATGTAGTATAATGATGCATTTGCGCCAGCGGGACTATTAGTGATGTCTGCTTGTGAAATACCAAAGACATTATTACCAACGTTACTATTGGATAAAGTTTTTCCTATTTGAGTGAACAAATAGGTAGAATATTGCAGCTCTGTTGATGCTTGAAGCCTAAACATAAGAGCGTTTCCACGAGGACCATCAAAAACTTGTGGATTCTGCGCAGAAGCGCTAGCAACCGAATCAGTATTATTAATTGGGCTAACAAAATTGGTGCCAGCCACATAATATGAAGCAATGCTGTCATCATCGATAAAGTTTACATTTTGTACAGTCTGAGCATTAGGCCTTGCTAGACGGCCTAGACGATAATCAAGCTCTAAAATAAACTGAGTTTCAAGAAGATCAGAGTCCAGTCCAGAAGCTGGGGATATTTGTGAAGTTGACATCCCCTGGTCGACTCTTACTTGGCCACCAACTAGAGATCCTGTGCTTTGATATCCTTGAATAACGCCCTGAACAGATACCGACCCTGTATTAAAAATATTGAAGGTCGTCTCATCAACTGCAACAACAAACTTTGTTTTGAAAGATGAGCCAGCAGCAACAGAACCATCGTTGTTGCTACGATCATACATTAAAGTAGATCTTGAATTTGGTCCAGCGGTTTTATCTGTCTTATTAAGTCTCAAGACAGGCATAAAAAGAAGATTTGTTCTTGAGATAGACATTAGCTTTGAATTAAGATTTGAAGTATTATTAGTAAAAGCTTCTAAAACTGGTGTTTGCAAAATTTCTAAATCGTAGTAAGCACTACCTGATGGATGATTTTTGTTGTAAAGTCCATAATTTATCTCGTCGTCTCCTAAAGCAAACTTTGTAATCTTAAAGCTGCCGTCGCCCTGCGCTAGGCGCAAGCGGCCTGTGTCCGTTAGAACAGCGTCTAGGATAATATCTCCAGAATTGTCTAAAAATGCCATGGTTTATTCCTCGCAAATATAAATAGTATACATCATTATTTATTTTATGTTACTGCTTTCTTATTGAAAGCAACGTTAAAGTCTATTTTTCTTCCAGTTGATTTAGAAGTAAGCCTAATTTTGAATTTTCTTTTAGTTGTGTCATCTTTGTTGTTAAACATGTGATCTAGGTCTTTTTCACCATCGTAGTAAATTTGCTCAAAACTAGGTCTTATCATTAAATATTTTTGACATTCCTTAATCGCCTGAGAATTCTTTGGTTCTTTAAAATTAAAGACTCTTATCATTGGCCTAACCGCGCCCTGATCGTCAACAAGCTCAACTTCAAAAACAGCTGTTGGGTTTGATATATTGCCGTGATCATCTATAGATCTAAAGCAATACCAGTATCTTTTATTTGGTGTAATCTGATCAACATAGTGTGTTTTTGAGGTTTGTTCGATTCTTTCAAAATCTGTGTATGAATAAGGCTCTTTTTCTGTCCTAAATATTTCGTATTTTTTAATTGCATCATCAGATGAAAATAAAATTTTATCATCCGGTGTTAATTGAGCTTTTTTGTTAAACTCAAATTTATCATTATCTGAATCTAATATTTCTATTGGTGGTAGCCTATGGGAGTCTATCATATTATTGAGTAAGATTAAAATTCTATCATTAACCGCTCTGTAGGGCACTATGTTAACATCTGGAGATATCGGTGGGTTATCTGATATAATAATATCAGGCGTCCTAAAATACAAATCTTCCATCATAACAATGCTGGGATAAATCTCTACCCCACAAGTAGCGCTATATTGTTGAGGCTCTCCATCTTCAGAAAAAGGAGTTGCCAATAAATCTTGATAATTGTTTGGATTCAAAACTTTTTCTGGTGTCGATGCATCTACAGCCTCAAATCCATCAGCTTCATCATTAAAAGAATATCTGTAGTTGCAACCAAAAACTATTTTGATAGCATTTACATCATATCGATAGACTTTTGTATCTCCGTATCTAACTTGTGTGTCGACATATTTAAAAACATCCAACTCAGAGGTATTTGGAATAATAAAACTTTGCACAGGAGTATACGCGCTAGGAGCATCTTCAGGATTTTTTTCAAATTTTTCAATTTTATAAGCTATTGTTTCATAATAAGCTGGCTTACCTTCTAGCAAGTCTTGATATGTTCTGTGATGTTTTTTATAAGTTTTTAATAATTTAACTTTTAAAATTTGACCTAACACATTTTTCCAGACATTATTGTATTCATCAATATTTATTGGCTCTTCTAGGTCGCTTCGAAGATATGTAATGTAATCTTGGATATCTAAACTAGTGCCGTTGTCTCCAGGGTCCCTATAATAATCCACGTTATCTTCATCAAGATATGTATTCAAAAGAGACGCAATATCATACACCTTTTTGGTCACCTCTTGAGACACAGATCCGTCAACAGAGCCAACACTAAACTGAAGGTTGGACTGAGTAACTGTTTTACCGGTTTGCTGATCTCCAATCATCTCATCAGCTAATATATTCTCATAATATCCATCAGTATAGTGATCGTAAAAGGGTACTTCCGCTGCTGGGGTGTGCGTAGTTGCCAACTGACTTGGATCTGAGTAGTCTCTTGTGTTAAACTCTGCTATCTTATTAGTAAAAAATTTAGTAAATAAAAGTTTTTTAATTAAATCTCCAAGTTCAGTGAATATACTAGTACTAAATTCTAACTCACAATAAAAAGGAAAATATTTCTTAATAGATTCAACTTTATCTAATTTTTTTATCATTTCTGGGCTTATAACGATGTTTGACAATCTTTGATCTAAAAGCTGCAAAAACAAAGATCGAGTTGATTTTGATTGAGTGCCCTTTGTGTTGATTGATGTGTGCGCTTCTTGCCATCTTATAAAATATTCGTCCATGAAAGCTGAAATATCTAAATTTTTAAAACTGCTTTTCATAAATTTTGATAAAGTTTGATGAGGCACTCTAGAAAAATATGTTGTTAATGCCTCTAATGGAAAATTCTTAAAAAGCTGGCCGACATTTTTGTAAGGATGCGGAAATAGAGTGCTAGATGGTACATCTAGGTCATAAAGATCTTCAACCTCAAATTTATTTGTCATTAATCTTAAAAAACCATATGGAGTTGGCATAATTGTATTAAAACTAGCTACATTGCCAGGAAAAACTGAAATCCCAATGCTAGATGGATCTGCTAATTGACCAATGAACTTTTCATATGATAAATTACTAAAAAGCATATTTGAAGTAGAAGCGCTGGTTGATTTATAATAAGTGCTTACATTGGCAAAAGCAGACTTTCCAAATGGCTGTTTAGATAACAGTTCTTTTGGTGTAAAAGGGTTAACAGATTCATGATAGTGATCGCCATACATTCTACCTGGCACGACATCAACTTGAAGTCCGTTACCCTTATTTTTAATAATTGGAAAGTAATACTTTCCATCAGAAGTGACTCCTGTTTTTATAAACCCAGACCATAACTCTAAATTTGGTCTTTTAAATTTGTTAAGCTCTGGATTAGCTGCTGCATCATCTTCCAAATCAGCTTTTGGTCCTTTTGGAACAGAACAAGACACAACAATTTTTTCTTTCCAAATAGCCTCAAAATAAATTGGATCCGCTATAAGTCCCTCTGTGAAAAACGATTCAATAGCAATTGTAGGAGATCCTGCTTCAGAGTAGAATCCAGGATATTCTGAATCTAGACCCTGACCTTCAAAACAATATTTTATACCTAAAGGCTGTCCGTAAAAAAGTTTTAAAGAACCCCAATCATTTTTTGTAACAACTTGAGAATTTTCGTCATTAGAGTCTTCTGGGGCGGTATTCCAATTTTTTCCTAACGCTATTCTTAAATTATCTTCCGTTTGAAATCCATTACTATCATAAGCTAAAAATGTCATTCCAACTGGTGAGTTTTGCACCATAACATCAAAATTTGGATCTTCAAAAACTGGCTCATGACCAGCTGTTTGCTCAGGGGCGCCCCAAAGTTCATCATTTATAACAAGTTTCTTTTTTCCTACTAAGTCAGACATCAGTATGAACCTCCTCCTCCACCGCCGTAGCCTCCTCCGCCACCTGTAACTGTTCCTCCTGGTGATGGGGAGGAGGGTGCCTCACCTGGCATCTGAGTTTGGCTTGGCAGAGTAACATCTTGTCCAGTTGGGGTTTGTGTTTGTCCAGGAACAACTGCAGAGCTAATTTGATCCAAAACCGGACCAGTTAAGGATGGTAACTTTAGAGACGAGGGGCTAATTTTAGTTTTTCCTTTCTCTAATATTGTCATCACCTCATTTAACTTATCAATATTTTGACTCTCAAAATATAGAATATCATCAGCCAGTGTACTGTCCACCAAAGGACCTAGAAGCACAGATGGCAGCATTATTGGAGCTGTTTCTTCATTTGAATTAGGAGATAGAATAAAATATTGATCTAAAATAGGAAGCTCAATACCAGACAACAAAGAAGAATCATAATAACTCATTTTACATAGTAATCTTTCTTCGCCAACTAAGTCAGACTCAGTTAAAAGCTGCCATTTTTCTTCTATCGCCGCAGATGCACCGACGCCTGCTAGGCCATGTCCTGACAATTTTTCTATTTTCACAACCATGTTAAAATTAAAAAACTTAAATGCATTAAGTTCAGAAGTTTGACTTTCATTTGACGCAGCCAGCATATTAAAAAATGTGCCATTTAAAAACTTGACATCAATATTTGCAGATTCAAAATCATCTCTAACATATTTAAATTTAAAAATATTTGGCAAACTTACAGAGTAATCATAAGGCTGAATTTGTCCTTTTGGAACTTTTAAGTATGTTTGTTCTTTTGAGGTGATTATTTTAGAAAAAAACGATCTTGGTTGCACACCAGAATCTGTAAAGTACTCACTTCGAAGAGGAAATTCATCAATAGAGGGAGTGTGGCTATATCCAAGTGCGCCACCTTCTTTCACTGACCCATCACCAAATATTTTAGTGTGGGCTGATGTATCATGAACAGTGATGTTGTGCTTTGAAAAAAATGATTTATAAGCCTCAGACTGTACAAGCTTGTTCTGGGACTGCGATGGTGGAGTTGGAAGCTTTAAAGCGATATCGGGAGGAATTACAAAAGCATCAACTTGTTCTGCGTATCTTACATCTTGCAAATTTTTTGCATAATTTCCTATGGTTAAAAGCATAGTGTTTAACAAGCTGTTGTTTCTACCTCTTCTTGACATTATATTGGTATAGGCTGGTTGTAAATTACCAAGCAAAACTTCCTCTGCTTTTAAATCAAAAGTTGAATATCTAAAATTAAAACTAGCTTCATTTTCAACATTAGATGCTAAAGATATGAGCGATGGACACAAATAGCTAAACATAGTTTTAGAAAGATTATCCATAGTGAAGTTATCTGCGTCTCGTCTAGCCTGCCCTTGAATCAATCTTGGAATAGCTCCTCCAAAAGGTGCAGATTCTGGGTCTGTGCCATGCACAGCAAATTGATTTAACGCCAAAGGAGAAAACTTTAAAAGCTCCAAGTAACATCTTTTTTTGAAAGTTTGTTTTGAAATAACTCTAGGCCCAGAGTAGCTTGAAAAAAGTGGTTCATTATTAGTTGATAAGTAATCAGCGTAAAAAGATGAGGCGCGAGATGCTCTAACTATTTCTCTTGGATGATCATAGCTATGTTTTTCTTTTATTGTTGAATATGAAGGCATTTTATAGTCAAATTGATTTTTTGGATCATCTGTTTTAACAATGCTTTGAAAAATATTTGAATTATATTGTTTTTTTGACGATTTTTGATACAAAATTTTATCTAAAGACTTGATCGAGTTGTTCAATATTCTGGAGACAAGCGCAATTTCATCCGGACTTCCATTTATCACAGGACCAGGCATTAACATTTTAAGAATTTTCTTTCCTACTTTAGATTGGCCTAAAAGATCTGTAGACAATTTTTTTGATGAAAATAAAGTAAAATAAATCACCATGGCTTCTGCTGTTCTTGTCCAAACGTGCGATCCATTTTTTTGAAACTGCTCATGAGCTAATTTAGAAAATTCCGTTCTGTAAGATTTGTAATTATTATCATAGTACGGAACATACATGTATTTATTAGTAGTAACAGAAGTAGATTTCTTGCTTCCTTTAATTTTCTGCAATGTTTCGCTTTGCGCAACCTGTTTTTGTTCTGAAGATGACGCTAATCTGCCGTAATCGTCTATTTCAACTTTAAGTGATTTTAAATTATCTGATAATTCCTGCATTACAATTGCAGTGCCATCAAAAAACTCAAGCTCGACTTCATATTGATAATACCCTGACCCTAAAAGCGAAATATCAGAGTCAGAAAAAGCAAAATATCTTGTAAAGTTTGATTTTTCCGTATCTATTTTTGTCTCTCTGAAAGAAGTAGTGCTTTTTTCATAAGAAGTAAATGCAGTTTTGAAAGAATCATTATCTTGAAGTGTCCCTATAAGCTCTGGTGGGTGTTCATAACTTGTGTTTACAGCAAAGGCCTTATAGCCTTTTTCCATTATATGCGGGTTAATTCTTCTTCTATACAAAGATAAATTTATTATCCTGCTTTTAAGAAGTGCCTCTGAAACAACACCTAGGCTTTTTCTAATTTGTGGCCTGATATATTGCATGTATTGAGAATTATTTAATAAAAGTTCTCTAAAATCAATGAAAAACATTCCTCTGGCATTGTTGGAAGAGTCCCTACTAACGTACAGGCCAGAGAATTCAGTATCATTATCTTTATCGTTCTTAAAAATATCCTTTACAGTGTTTTTTTGATACTGAACCTGTATAGGCTCGTTTATTAAATCAAAAATTTCTTTTGCATTAGCGTAGGAAGGCCCAATATTTGATGTTGAGTCTTCGCCGGTTACAACAACATTGCCAGACTTATCAATACTAAACATCTCATTTGGCACTTTTTGTTGAATTGGGTCTGTCATATCAGAAATTAAAACATTAGGTTTCTCTATGACAGTTAACTTTGGCTGGTTCTCTCCCGGACGGTGCTTAAGTCCAACCATGTATCCTTGATATCCTTCAACTGGGTTTTCTGGGCCATGATAGTGCACAGCGCCAGACCACTCCTTTCCATTGGGGTCAACAAAAGCCTCTCTTGTGTCAACTGGAACACCATTAGCCATTATAACTTCTGTAGATATTGTGCCCTCTAGATTAACCACATCTCTATAGACAGAGTTTGCTGGAAGGCCCAAAGCATCGTCTAACTTTAGAGACATATATGCTACAAATCCAAGATTATACGCTGATAGTTCACCAGAACTAATTAAACGTGACACATCGCCAATAAGTTTTAGATTTTTTTTGTTAATTGACGCGGCCAGGTTTTCTCCAGAAGCATCATATTCAGCGACCTGTGACAATTCCATAACTGGTCGCCAGTTAAACTTAGTTTGATATGGTATAGCGTAGTACACATCTCCATTATAAATTTCTTCTCTAATTTTAGCATCATGTAGAACAGAAGAATTACCATCGAAGCCTGATTGAGTTAGACCAGCAAGAGCACCTAGATGAACAGGAACGCTCCATTTTCTAGCAAATGGATCACCATACGCCGACGAAACACCCATCCCTGACTCTCTTCCTTTAAAAGCGGCCGGCCAATAATCTTGATCAGAAATATCAGATTGCTTATGTAGATATACAGATCGATCTGATTTTAGAGCACTAGTAGGATTGGACTTTCTTAGCTTCCTAATAGAGGTAGAACTTTGAACAGTTGCAAAATTTAATTTAAAAAAATCAAAAAGACTAGTTACGCCTTCTTCTTCAAGGTTTAAGTCTATATCTGCCAGCCATGAACTTTTTAATAAGCTATCTTTACGCTGATAAAGCTCCATTTGGACAGTTATTGTATGAAGATATGGTATGCCAGGACCATCATTTAAGCCGGCTTGGCTACTACCATCCCAGTCTTCAACAATAATTTTTTTAATGTGAACATGAGGTAGAATATCGCCAACAAGAGTATCTAAAACATTACTAGCCATTAGCAAACTTCTCCAGGATCATCAGCCTCTGCTTCATAAATATCATAAGATACTTTATTATCATCATTTAATACATCACGACATAATTTATTATCTTTATTTGCAAAGACACCTCTATTAAATGTGTCAGGATCTAGCCTGCAAATTTCTTCATCAATTTCTTCATCAACAAAAACATCAAAATAGTATTCAACATTGTTTTGAGCTAACTCAGGAGTGGTGTTTGAGCTTATTAAAAGCGATGGATCACTTGGTTTTTCACTATCAAAAAGCCACTTAGGCATATTAAAAAACTCTAATTGTCTGAGGTGCTCAACCGTGGTTGAACCAGACACCTCTTCAGATATTTCATAAACCTCCATATCAAAATTTCTTTTTTGATACGGCGCATTTTCCTCTAAAATCTTAACAAACAAAAACATTTCTTCATTTTTTGTTGTAACACCAAAAGATATTGCAGACGCGTCTTCTATTTCATAAAATTCATCGTGTTCTTGAGGTATGTATTCTATATCAAGCTCCATCTCAAGCTGAGGTATCATAATTGTATTTTTGCCGCCAGATGTTTGCTTAAGATCTATAAAACCGGCTGAACTGGATATTTCTCCTTGTAAGACCTTCACAGAAAATGCTGGGGCGGAGTCTTTGTCAGCTGCGATAGTACCAATTGGTTGAGGCAGGGTGTAATTTTTTATTGCTGTTGGTTGTTGCCCAGGGTCACCAGGCTTTTCTTGCCCAGAAACAGTTTTATTGTAGTTATTAAGAAATTCTTTTTCTAAACTTAAGAAAGATATTTGAGGTTTCATCCTTGGAGCACCGGAACCTGTAATATTTTCTGCTGCTTTGTATATTCTTTCGTGAGTTTGGTTTTGTTCTTCTGAAAAGCCTGCATTTTCACAATTATAAAGCACATCGTCATCAAAAAAAGAATAATATACAGGCTTAAATTTCCCCTTAGAGAGCAAATGACGCCCAAACTGAGTTAATTGAAGATCAATAACTTCTTCTTTTGAATCAAAAAATTCCATTAAGACTGCACCTCATATTCAATTTCTATTTTTGCTCTCTCAGTTAATGAGAAGAAATCATAGGGCCAATTTGCACCATAGATCTCTTTTGTATTTAGACAATCTAAAGCAGAATATTGCAAGTTTTGTTGTTGTTTTCTTTGGTATCCTTTCGAAGCAATTGCAGCATCTATTTGACGCTCTCTGTAGGTTTCATAATCTTTTGCGGCGCGCTGCTTTACTTTAAATACAAGCCACTTAAGCTTTTCAAAAAAAACAGATGAATTAGGAGGGATGAATGGAATATTATAGGGAAGTATATCGTCTTCAAAAGTTTTTTGAAAATTCTTTGAAAGAGATTTAGTATTCAAGAACTGGCCCGGGCAAACTTCGGCAAGCGGAGGCGATCCTAGATTTCCACCAGTCTTAGATATTGCCAATAAGTCAAATTCAGCTTCAGGCGTTCCAAAGAAATTTGCATTTGGATTAAACGAAATGTTATCAACAGATTTTATCAATTTAGTGGATATATCTGGCATTATATTTTGCCACATATTCATAAGATCTCTTTTGTCTAACTCGTGAGCAAGAGGAACTACAGCCATTTGAAAAGGTGCAATCGCTGAATTGTTTATAAAGTCCATCTCTGGCGGAAGCATATAGCCAAGCTTAGATGGGCCAACACGACCTAGGAGTGTGTTTATCATTATTCCTAGATCACTAGCATCACATATTTCTAATGCATTTGAATAATTTTCGTACCTTTGCTTTAACTCTTCACTTCTGGGCGAGCTGTTTGGAGTTAAAAAGTCTATTAAAATAGTATTTAAGAAATTGTCAAAAACCAAATTGTCAATTGACAAAAAGTGATATCCTGGAATAACCTCAGTAGTACCCATTAAAGTTCTTACTAAAGACTGATCAGGTCCTTTTTCCACAAGACTAAGCAAATCTTTAGATGCAATTACTGATCCATCTGGGCCAGTTCCTCTAATTTTTCCGTATATTCCAAAAGGCTTGGGTAGATAAGGGATAGCGACAATAGCCTCAGAGACGACTTTGCTCTTTGAAATTTTTCCAATTGGCCTTCTGTTTGTATCGTTAAAGCCCAGCAAGGGTACAAGAGATGATGTTACGCTAGTTGATGAAAACACTTCTTCTCTGGAGGTATAATATCCGGAAGCATTTTCTGCACCCTCGTATGGGGTTTGGAATGTGACAGAAGAAGCAGCTTGTGTTGCAAGCTCTTCCGGGAACGTTTCTGATATTTGAAAATAAATTCCTTTTTTATTAACAGAAGAAACATCTTGATCTGGCTCTACCACAAAAGCGATAGTTTCTTTTTCTATATTTCCATTTTCTAATTCATCTTGTTTTAAAATTTCATAATAATCTTCAAACTGTTTTTTAAGAAGTTGTTGCTTGTTCATATACAATTCAATTCTTTTTAAATCTGACCCATCATATGGGTCAATTCCGTATCCAGTCCACATAGATCTACCTGTAAGCATGTTATAGTAAGATAAAGTTGACTTAATTGCTGGATCATTAAGTTGAAATGAAGATTCAAATATTTTGTTATCAAAAGAATCATATGAACTAGCAGACATGAAAAGTGTTGCTGGCAGACCAAAATCTAAAACGGGACAAACCCATTTTGGAGTCATAGCCCAAACTTTTGTCGGAGTTGCAGAGGGGATGTTTGTTGCTGGATCAAGCGCCTGTACTTCAACAAGATTTTTTGGAGACCAAACATCAACACACTCTTCTAATTTCATTCTTGCAGCCGAGCCTTGCGATACAGATTTTTTTGTCGGCACTTTTGGACTCAACGACGAAGTTGGGAAGAAAAAGTCGGATACCGGGACTTCATCTCCGATTGTAGTAGTTGATCCATCTGGAATGTCTGTAATATATTCTTCAAAATATAATGATGATTTTTTAGTATTTGTCCATATATCATCAATTGTAACATCGCCACTGCTAGTAGCTTGGTATCGCAATAGAATAGATGATGGGCCATAAAAATATGGGGGTGTTACATGATGATAGGCTGGGTCTGTTAAATTAGAACTCATTGCCTCAGCATCACTTGTGTATCCTCCACTAGCGGGTCCATTTATCTTAGAATCACGGTGCACAACCTCCATTGGTGGCCCAAAAAAAGCACCTCTCATTGAGGAAGATGCATTATGAGCTGCGTGAGGCATATTTGCAAACCTAGGGCCTTCACACATAATGTGACTTTTGCCCATGTATAGATTTACAGACATATAATATACCGTACCAGACGTCACCGGTACAGTTTCTATTGGATCAGATACAATAACTGGCATTTTTAAATCATAGTACCTGCCTTCACTTTCAGAATCTATAAAGAAATTAATTGTTTCTGCTAAAAAGTTATTAATTGATGCTTCATATAATCTACTTTGAAAACTGCCAGTATCTGGCATGTCTGGGTACAGAAGGACATGAGGTTTAAATTCATGTTGCGCAACGTTTCTAGAGTGAGAACTTCCTGGTCTATCGAAAAAGCCATAGGAATGATTCACTAATCCTAGTGCAGTTGTAGAACTGGTAAATCTTTTACCATGTGATGATGTATGGCATATGGGGGTACCGAATATACAATCTGCGTTGGCGTCTCCAACTGGAAGTCTCATTTCTCTAGCAAATACAAGAGGATGAATATTTGTGTCATCAAACATAAGTAATTCATCATCATTGTTAAAAAATACTATACCTTCTTTTATTCCATGATTCATTAATGGGCCAGCAGTGTGTATTGTTAGCACGTTTGCGACTTGTCCGACCGGTTGACCAAATTTTCCTGTGGTATCCACTAGCACACTAGCTGTAAAAAATTGATGAATACGTAACTTCATAGTTTTACTAGAAGCCACCACTTCATTTCCATCAATATCGTAAGATGGTGTTGAGCCTGTTTGCACTGAATGAGTAACTTTGCATCGACGATTGATTGCGTCTGCTAAATTTGTAGCATACTCGTATGGAGTAGTTCCTACTAAAAATTGAGATCCTGTTATATTAACAGCATCAGTGTCATTAGCAACGCCTTCAAATCTATAATTCAAAAATAATGGAAAATCATCAATACTTTCATCATCGACTGAAGCAGTTAAACTATTTATCTCTGGAAATAAAGCTATTGAAGGGTCTAAGGCACTTTGGGGGTGATTTTTAAACTCCCAATAAGATGTGTCCTCTGGGGTTCCATAATCATACTGCACCTGAGAATCAAAATCTTTTGTTTTCTCTCCTGATTGCGCATGCCAAGCAGACAATGTAAATCTTGAACCTGTCATGTGAGCATGATTAGAAGTTCCTGTAATAACATATGAAATTGACGCAGTTGTAAATGTCCATTCATGTGATCCGCCTGGTGTGCCGGTCTCATACTCTATCTGATTATAGGCCCCTGTAACATAAGTTGACCTCGTTTGATCAAAAAGATCATCAACCATATAAGTCTTGCGTTTTTTCATTATTTCTAAATAATTTGGCTTATATATCGCTTCAAAAGGCAACTGAAAGCTTGGCCTACGCATCAAATATGTTGGCGCCGTTCTATTAACTCCAGCACTATTGGCTAATCCATAACTAAACATTGTAACAGGATCATCTATTCTATATGCTAAATTATCAAATCCTGCATGTTGCTGGCCGGAGGAGGTAAATGGAGATGGTCCCCATGGACCATATATGTGAGGATTGCCATAATAGTATGGAGCGCCGCGGCCGGCTCCTTCATCAACAAAAATAGGAAAACTAACTCCTAACCCAGATTTAATTGAATTAAACATGATTCCAGGAGCAAAAAGAGGCTCTAAAAAGCTTTGTGTCGCAGCAGCAGCCTTATGAGAGTCAGTTACGCCAGAATTTATTCCATCATATTCCCTAGTAGAGTAGCTTATTGAGTCAGAAAATGCATCCGTTAACATTGAGCCAAGTTTCATTGTTCTAAACAAAGGATACATATCTTTTTGAGGCAAGAGCTTTTTAATTGATTTAACAGTCAAAGTAATTTTATTTGGTATAGTATCTTTATCGTCTAAAAACCCTCTATCGTTTTGTCGCGACAGTTTTGCAAAGTTTTTGCTAGCATCAGCCTGCATGTATTTTGGCATAAAGGCTGTACTGTGAGAATCCATTCTCCAGTGTCCATTCGCCTCTTCATATTGGCTGGCAGATAAAGAATTAAATACAACAGTGTAGTCTGCATATTCTAAATCATGCATTGTAGAGGTTGCATTAAAAGTAGAGGACATGGCACTAGCAGTGTGTATAACTTTTGGAGACTCACTTAAAAGACCAGACTGGCCAGCCAGAGCAGAAACTTGCACATCACCAACATTTGATGATCCAATAATTTTTGCAAAGTTAGCAGCATAATTAATTGGAACATTTAAGTTTCTTTTAATTCTATTAAATTCAGTAATCGAATACACAGGCCTGTCATTATTAATAGACTCAATTAAGAAATCATTGTAGTGCTCAAAATGATCTGAAATTGTAAACTCTGCAATTTGTGAATATCCACGGCCAACAATATCAACATCATTAGTAAAATCTTGATATGAGTCATGAAAAGGAGAGCGACCAGTTAATTTATCCAATCTCCATATTGGCTGGTAATAAGGCCAAGCATGACGTAAATATTGCATACTAGCTGTTGCACTAGCATACCCAGCTGCACCCTCTGCTGCCCTCTCTAAAGTAAAATAACTATCGCGATTTTCTATATTAGTAAATTTGAAACTGATATCCCCGGATTCGAACTCAAGGTCATATGTAGTTCCTGGTTTGGGTGCTCCATCTCTTAAAAATGCAGTATGATGTATTGAGCTATAATCATATTTATATGCTGTGCCAAAATCTTGCGCTATTAGACCGTTGGAGTCTTCTTTCTTGTCTGAATCACCTATTTTTTTTCCTCCTTGAAAAGAAATAGCTGGTTTTGGCTCGTAGCTGTTAAGAAGAGTTTCACTATTTGGCTCTGCACTAGAAATAGCGCTAGCAAGGGAAGTTTCTGTAGTTTCAAGCTCATTAGACAACTCACTAACAATACCATATCCTTTTATCAAATCTGAAGCATCATCAACAAATATTGGCTCACTAAATTCTGCGCCATTAAAAACATATGCGGCGTCGAAAAGCAGTGTTTCACTTGGAGAATTAGTAGTTAAGTTTGAATAAAACTGCTTGCCTCCCGGTAAAAAACCGTTGCTTGGAAAAGGCAAAGGCCTTCTGTACGCGTGCTTATTATACAAAGTAATTGTCGGCTTGGTGCTGAACAAAAGCTCGCCTGCGGCTCCAGTAACTTGATTTTTTGGATTTTGACCATGTGTTGCTAGCTTAGGGTCTCCAAGCCTGTTCGCATATTCTTGATTAAAAAAGTTAGAAGCATGAGGATTGTTTTCGAGAAATTCATAAAAATTAGGAACAGGCGTGCCATTTGCACCCTCAACTCTATCAGGAGCAATTCTGTTAGGGGCAAGACCAACTCTTTGAATTCCATAAACAAAAGGCCCACTATCCAAAATCTGATAAGTTGAGTCATCAGGGTCTTGCAGGCTAGCAAGATTACTTTTTGGCTTGAAGGGCAAACGGAGATATTCTGGAAAATCTAAAGGCCACATACTTATTAAACTAAAATCAAAAGGTTGATTGTAGTGGATTTCATGGCCTACATCAACATCATTAGTTACAGTTTGGCTATTTGAGTCTATGAAGGATGCAGATGTTGCTGAAAATGCAACAATTAAAGAATCTTCAGGCAAAAATGGGGAATCTATACCTTGCATGGCAGAAGTAGGTAAAATTATAGCCTCAATCATAGAGCTATTTAGTTTTACAGGTTCTTGTTGTGGCGCGCCAGATTGTGCATTAAGATTGCCCTCATGTTTTTCATCATTGACAATTATAGCATTTTCGCCTAGATTTGGTGTGCTGTCTGCAGTTTTAGCCATTTGATATCTTGTAGATATACCAGCAGCAATATGATGCTTACGTCCATCAGAGCCTGCAAACTGATCTTTTAAATCTCCAGGCTGAACATAAAAACCATGAGATATTTGTCTTATCTCGTGAAACATTCCATCCTTGGTGATTGGAGAGGGTTGATATACACCACCTAAAGAGCTTGTAGGCGTAAGAAAAACTGATTCATCTGCATGGCTAGCTCGTATGTTTCTTACCCTATCTACTTGTTTATTTCTCCAAAATATTCTAAGATCGGTCAATCTTTTTCTGTGATCTATATCTTGTTTTGGATCTATTTTTTGACCGTCAAACGCAACAATACTATCTAGTTCATGATAATCAGGACGCTTATTTAATTGAGATCTTCTTGAATTTAACTCTCCTGGGAACAAACGCTCTCTAAACCTAAATCTTCGACCTCCCATTGCGCGAGCAGCCCTAAATAAATCATATAAATGAGATTTTCTAAGCGAACCAACTTTGAAGTCTCTAGCATCTCCATCCAAAAGTCTATATTTTATATTTTGATACTTGTTTGAAAAAAAGTGAATACCATTAAACAAAGTCTGTCTTGCAATTGCGACTGAATTTGGAGATCCCTCATCAGAAGAAAATTGATAAATCAATGGCTTATGCCTATCCTCTAAGGCTGGCTCATAAAAATATTGTACTGGCTTAGCACGAAGGTGAGGAAGCCCAGGAATTCTAGGTTTTGGATCAAAAATGTCGCCTTCACCAATTTCACCTAGTTCGCCCAACGTTGCATTATCTGGAATATTATCGTCATCGCCATCTAAAATAATTGCACCTAGTTTGTATGGAGGGCCATCACCTGTAGGCTGAGGTATCTCAAAAGTAGTATCATATTCTGGTGGCTGAAATCCCATACCAAGCGGAGGTGTAGTGTAATAGTTTCCTCCACCAAGCTTTTCAATAACCTCGCCATATTGCTTAAAAGTGGGATATTCATAAATTCCATTTCTATTAACAAGGATATCATTTAAGAGTCCACCAGAGTTTGCTTGCGATCCAGAGCCATAAAAATCTTGATAATTTGGGTTGAGGTAATCACTCGTATCTGTGTTTCCTCCACCTTTAATATTGTCAAAATTAATAATCGATGGGCCTTCTCCACCTATTGGACCGGTCTCGAAATGATTATCTACATCATCCTCACAGGAATCACAACTAGTTGAAGGTGTCTTATCTAAGAAAAGACTACCATCTATGCTAATTGATGCTGGATATGCGTCCCTAAAGTCTCCTCCAAATTTCATTGCAATTGTAATTGGAACTGCAGTCTGTTGCGTTATATCTTCCTTGGTCATGACAGAATCTGCAGCGGTTTTTGACATAGCTGTAATAGAATTCTCAGTACCATGTTTTAGAGATAAAATTATGACTCCGCTGGAGGGGTTTTTAACTCTAATGTTAAACCCGTGGCCATTCGAATGATTTAATGCACCAACAAACTCATTAGCTATATTATTTACATTTATGGTTGTTTGGTTTCCTAAGTAAACCATCACACTAGATCCGCTTAATTCCCCAGTGTCTCCGCACTCATCAGAAAATTTATAAGTTTTAGTTTTTTCCAGTCCACTTATAGTAATAGTCTGCGATGTGTAATCGCTAAGAGTGGTAGATACAAATGTAATCTTTCCAGTTGGAGGATGACGCGGCGCAGTTATTGTTGTAAGATCTCCAAGAGTTGCAGTGACATAAGAAGATAAAGACGTGTTTATTCTAGAAACAAGATTAGTAGCATAGTCTGTTTTGCTAGAACCTACATGCACATTGTCTGCACCACCAGAAAAACCAGAAGTAAATGCATTATATCCAAAAACATATGAACCACTTATGGTGTTATTTCCTGCAGATCCTGCAACTGACGACACCACAGAAACTGTGGCTCCACTAGCAGACGTGGTAGCTTTTAGTCCATCAGTTATTGCTGCTGCCAAAGAAGTATTTATTTCTGCAGCAAACTCCGTTGGAGTAGTAACGCTGCTAACTCCAATAATTGTTTTTGATGTTGTAGCCGATGCAGCCCCTGAGACAAAAGATTGAGCTGATATGCTTCTACTATTTGTTATTGCAGTATCTTGAATTTTAATATCGCCAGCTGCAGTACTAGTAGAAGAAAAAGAAACAGAATGAGAATTTTCGCTTGTACCAGCCCTGCGAGAAGTTAAAACTGCAATGCCTGGATCGCAATCGTGTGGAAAAGCAGTAAAATTAGCAAATAAAATTGGGTTTAAATTAATAGAGGAAATTAAATTATCTCTTGTTAATTCTCTATCTCCAGACTTAACAAGAAAATTTTCTCCTGCTCGAAGAGTTACGCTATCAGAGTGTCTTGTTGTAAAGACAAATGAGTCCCCAGCAGTACCACCAGCAAAGCCATCTGCAGTCAATCCAGATGAATTCTCTGTTATAGAAATATTTCCAGAGGTTCCTGCAAATTGCTGAGTGACAGATATTACATTACTGGAAATAGAAGAATTAAATGCTCCTATTTGATTTAACGCAGTTTTTATATTAGTTGCTGTGGCTGCGTTTGTTGAACCAATCTTAAAAAATAGTGTATTTCCTCTAAAGGCAGGAGAAGCAGTTGTAGTTGATACATCACCAGACGTTACTTTACTATCAGCTAATAAATTATATTGCTGACCATCCGCAGACGTTAAAACAATTTTTGTACCATCTGCACCTGATGAAAAGTTGGAGGTAACTTCAATACCAGCGCTGCCTGATGGCTGGGTAATTGTGATGGTTGTATTTCCTGCAGCACCTCCAACAAACTGAGTAATTGTAACGTTATTTGAGGATGCGGAGGCAGAAAAAGAATTATTTAGATTTATTATCCTAGCTAAATTTGTTGCTGTAGTGCTAGAGCTTCCTGAATCAAAAATATAATCTGTGCTTTCATTGCCGCGAGAGGCAACTGCCCTAAATGAATGCGCGTAGCCATAGGAATCAATTAGCCTAATAGTGTCTCCAGCAGTTATGTTCGCGCTTGAAACCGAAACTGTGGCTGATGCTGTAGTCGCAGCTGTCAAAGCTGAATAGTCTGTTACTGTTATTGAGCCTGAGGCAGCTGCACTAGAAGCAATATTATCAATAGAAACCAGATCAATAGACAAAGTTGATCGTGTCCCCGCGTCTATTGATGCGCTGTAACTATTATTTGAAGCATCAGAAAAAGTAATTCCTTGATTATGTGAGGAATAATTTAGTCCTCGACCGCCGGAAAAATTAGAAACTCTATATCCGGAGTTTAAAGTTGTGCTCCCAGAAGTCTGTGTTAGTGTGTTTCCATGGCTTCCAAAGATATCTTGCTTTAGCTCTACACTGCTTCCAGAGGCAGTTGCTGTAATTTTGATCGATTCAGAATTAATACATGAAGCAACAGCAGTGGCAATAGTGCTTGTGGTTGATCTTCCCGATAAACCAACAGTTGTTCCAGTAGACGATGTTGACCCGGTATCAAACGTAAACAAAGTTGTCTTACCCTCACCGTCAATAATTCTAAAATTTTCACCATTTTGGATTGTAGTACCATCAAAAGTAATTTTGGCAACTGCTTGATTTGCAACTACACTTATGCTAGCACTAGCTGGCACTAGTGGAGTTGTGTCGTTAACAGCTGTAAACTTATGTGTTTTTTCAGGCGTCTCTAGTTGAAAAAAACTACCGGTGGGATTATCAAAAACATATAGATACCATGACCCTTTTTTAGAAGTTTCAGGAAAATTATCAACAATAAGAGTGTTTAGAGGAACAAACTCTGATGAAGCCGTGACTGAGGCTGTGTTTCTAGATTCAAGAGTATAAGTTTTAACTGATGTAAAAGTGGTTGCTCTATTTGCTCTGCTTTGTTCGAGTGTAATATATCTGCTTCTTGACATTTTTCACCTTTGTGGGTATTCTTAAATAATTAGATTATATAACAAATATACCTTAAGTTAAAGTATTATGATCCTCACGGCTTTATAACGTCAGCCAAGGCTTCGATTAATGATAAATCATTTATAACAAGCTTTAAAGTAGGATCGTTTTCTTCATATTCTAAATTGAGCTGCTCTTGAACTAGACCATTGACGCTCCTAACCCAGTGAACTTGATCATCTGAACGTGGAATTGCATGTCCAATATAAGCGTTATCATATACCGAGCCTCTTGCTAGTATATCTGTTGGGGTGTCGGCGTATTGCAGAGTACTAGCAGTCTGCTGCATGTTATTGTAAAAAGAATTATCTTGTGTAGCGTCACCTAAGAAAAATTTATCTGCTCTATTGCGATGATATTTGTGAAAACTAGCACTTACAACTGTATAATCAGCTTTTTCTATAACACCAGGCTGAGGTGGTTGCACAGCTTGAGATCTGTATACTCTAGCGGTTGCATTTTTACCGCCTATGAATGTTAAAACTTCAACCATTGAGGCTGGTACATCAACCATTTTTGTCTGGTCTGTTTCATCTACCTGTCTAACATATATTCTAGTGTTGCTGACAAACCCAGAAATATCATGTGTAAAATTAATTTTTGAATTGTCTGACTCATCGGGCTCTGCAGAAACATTGAAAGACGAAGCGCCTTCAGTATTGGAAAAAAGTGCTTTTGCACTGTTAAACGCAATAAGTAATTTACTAGCAGTATCTTGTTCGTTGTCACCAATCACAAAATTAATTGTTAAATTTTCATACTCGTCGGTCCAAGAAAAAGAAGGATCTGGCTGTTGAGCGGATGTTTTAAGAAGAATATTAATAGTTTTTCCATTTCCATCAGTAATCATAAAAACAAAAACTTTTCCCACAGCAGTTTGATAAGTATTAATTGCATTATTATCTACAATTTTTATACTTCCTGCAGCTGCTGTAGCATTTTGCGTATGAGATCCAATTCCAAATTTGCCACAGTGTGCTGTCAACATCGATTGCATTCTTTGTCTGATCCTATAATTTCTCCAAGGAAGACAATTATAAGCAGAATAAGTTCTGTGCGCTTCATCTAAAAATCCAGTGCAAGAATCTAAAATATCACCCGGAGCAGAAAATAAATTAACCATTCTTGTTTTTTGCTTATATGCAGCCTCAATTCCTTTGTGAGGCTCCCGCCTGTCTCTTCCCGGCACTGGGTTAACAGAAATTGCGTTTGAAGTAATTTCAGAAGAAGATGTAACACCATTCTCTATCTGATGGACAGTTAAATATCTAGCTAAGCGATTTTCTGTACCATGTTGAGTTTTTTGAGAAGAAAACAACACTGGAAAAGAATCACTGTATCCTAAATACATCGATGCTATTTCTTGCATCCCTTCTTGTGGATTACTAGATTCTGGCAAAGTCTCTATTAGTTTTTTAAATGTAGGATCGTTGGCCTCTCGACTAACAGTATTAACATATTCATATGTATTGCGATAGTTTCCAGCTATTGTTCTTTGAAGTGCGCCAAAATCTCCAGCATGTAAAGAATTTAAATTACCTTTACTTTCTAGTTTGCCAATCTGAATATTTTTAATATTGACTGGGCGTTTTGCATACTCTTCTCGCATGTATGGAGCGTATGGACGATGATGATCATCATGAGTTGGATGAAGTAACCGCAAAGAAGATATTCCAGATACAGCAACAACTTCAACTTGATCTATAGCACATATATTAAATGAGTGTGGCGCTGCTACGTAATTGAATCTAAGATATACTCTTTGCCCCATGAACGCGCTAAGATCTATTGATGCCAACTTCCAAGAATCTTTTTTAGAGGTTTGTTCTAAAGTTTTTGGAAGAATCACTGCGCTTTCTTGACCAGCTGCACCAATGTCCCATGTAGTAGTTAAGTTTGTTCCACCATCACTAAAATCTTCATCATAAGAATAATCAACAAAAAATCGTCCAGTTTCTAAATTTGGAGCTGATGTTACATGGTAATAGAATTTAATTGTCAAGCCTCGATGCGCATCATGAGCATCAATTAAAGGTGTCCGATATCCAAAATATTTATTTGTAATGTTTTCTTCGTTTTCTAGTCTTGCATATGCAAAAAAAGTAGTTCCATCACCAGAGTCATTTTCTGGTCCACAATCTGGGTCTGATATAAACGTTGCTCTTTGCCACCCTTTAATAGAACCAGCTAGCTTGTCATTTTTAGTTACGTTTCTCCACCTATCACGAGGTTCAGGATCACCAAAGGCACGAAAAACATCAACATGGCCAGTTGTTGGATCTGACCCGGACATTTCTGGAGGCATGTTATACCGAGCAAACGGCATATCTAAAATAATGTAATTTGACATTCCTTTATCGTGAACTAACTCCCAAGCTTCCGGTCTAGACATTCTTGTATCAAGAGCACCCAAGCTGCCCGTAGAATCATAGTCACGATAGTTTAAACTAATATGTCGATGTTGGTTTCCTCCGACATGCTGTCTGTTGAAAGGCCCCTGCATTGGAACTTCAAAAGTCGGACGATATATGTCATGGTGTAAGTTGTTTATTTCGATACGAGTTGTGTCATTTTGACTATTATGATGTCCATTTTCAAAATAATTTTCGTAAAATACTGTATAATCACCGTTCGCCACGCCTTTATTTGCAAACATACTAAACGGAGTTGTTAGTTTATTAAGGGCATCTGTGTATTTGTAGTCGCTATCTCCCGTGCCAGCAGCATTTGAGCTTGAAATTTCATCTCCTGTCATTGTAAGGGCTTTAATAACATACTCTTTCTTGTTTGGAAGATAAAAACCCTCGGATGAAGAGCTTTTTTCAGCTTGGAGGACGTCAGTTGAATCTAGAGGTTTGACAACGTGGTCTTTATCTAGAAAAATATAGTCATTATCACTGGCAAACTTAACAACACCCTTATAAAAATCATATATCTTATTTGAATCAGGATTTGGACCAGATTTGTATGTCTTAACAAAACTTTGTGTTACCCTAACTGGAGTGCTTGTTGAGCGATCTGAGTAATATGATGCGGAATACTTGGTCTTTGTACCCCCCTGGGCGCCATACTTACCATCTGCCTTGTCCAAACCAGAAGGCCCGAACGATAATGACAAGCTATCATTACCTGACGTCTCTGTTATAGCTACTTTTAGTATTTCGTGTTTGCTAGCATCAATATTATCGTCACCTGATGTAAGAACAGCTGCATGATTAACGCCTTGCACGACAGATCCTGTTCTTTCTGCTCGCTCTTTCCACCATAATGAGTGCATGTGTTGGTTTTGTGCCTGGTCTGGTCCCGATCCATTTGACTGAAGGGGCGCATGGCCTATTTTCCAGTTATAAAGTAGCTGATTTATACCCTTGAAAGCTTCGTTTGGCTCTGGATTAAACATTTCTATGGTTGGAAACTTATTAAAATGCTTTGATCTTTCAAGAATGTGGCTTTCAACCATGGTTCTTAGGAACTCTACCTTATTTGAGGAGGCAGGAAGCAGTTGAAAGATAAATAATGATATTGCATCATCAATCCACTTAAAATATTCAATATATTTTTCAATATCTGGCTCGTTTTGTACAATTTCAAAGAAAATATTTCTTAATTTTGACAATTCCTTGTAATTCATCCTATATCTGTTAACAGGACTACCTACAATGTTGTTAAAGTCAGTGACAGTAGCAAACATTCTCAACATTTCTTCAGAAATAGACTGATACATGCTCTTCTCTACAGATATAATGTGCTGTATGAAGGTTGTGTCCCTTGTGAACATCACATCATCTTGTTGATTAAGTATTTTTACCATATCATCGCTAGCAATAACCTCTGGAAGTCTAGTTCTGCCTGTCGGAACAAACTCTATATCCACAGCCTGGTCACTATTTGCAACAAACTTGTCTCCACGACCTGAAAAGTGGTAAGTATTTACCTCACTTAACGCTCCATAGCGTAAATTAGTTCTATCTTCTGCAGATCCCGATGAAATATCATTTACTAAGAATTGGCCGTCAGAATTTGAACCTGTAACATTTTCAAAGTTCCAGCTTAATACTAAAGTATCAATTTCTGGTACTCTAAAAGTCCACAGTAGGTCGCTGTCACCGCCAGCTATTAAATCATTTTGTGTGCCCTCGTTAAATATTGCATTTCTGTAAGGGTGGGCGCGCCCGTCGTTGTTCGCATCCCTTGCGTGTGCTTTAATTTCATCATCTTCGAGATAATCATACCACATATTGACAGAAGATATTTTAACATCGGAAGCTCTAACTAAATCTCCATCAAAGTTTGTTCTATTTGCACCTACAAATAATCTTTTTGCTTTGCTAAAAAATGCTCTCGCATTAGCTTCTGATAGTACCTGCGTTAAAGTAAACTCATTCTGAAGCTGATCTGATAAATAATTTACCCCGTAAAGCTCAACTTGATATGATGATGCTGCAGGAACTAAAGAATCATTAACTTTGTCTGCTAACGGGTGTTTTACAGGTCGGATTCTAAATGCAAGATTCCATTTTTCATTATCATAAACTCCCATAAACGTGCCAGTTGTTTCCATGTGTGGAATATTTGAGTTAGAGTTTGATGTAACAGCAAATTTTACACTTCTGGGGTCGTTGTTAGATTTTACAGCTATGACATTGAAGTTAATATTGTCGTTCAAGTAATTTAAATTAGTATTTGAAGCTTCGACTGCATGCAGTCCAAACAAAGAAACCTCTCTGCCAGGAAAAAGTCCAAAATTATCATCTCTTTGGGGAGTTCTTTTTGGAAAGATAACCTCCGCTTCAATTGTAGCAGCAAGTCCATGAGATACATCGGCTAACGCTGGAATATAAGAAAGTGAATTAGCGTTAGTTGAATCGTAATATTGATAAACTGTAGAAGCAAAAGTGCCAGAATATATACCGGTTGTTCCAAATCTTGTCTCTAGGTCATCAAAATCTGCATATTTTTTACGTAAAGCCATGTGCGATACATTATCTTTGAACTCATAAGTACCATTTTTTGAATAAATATTAATTTTTACAAGCTCTTCGTCAACTCCGAAACACCTTAAAAGGTTTCTCATTGACTTCATTGTGCCTTTTGATTTATGGATGTATGTTAAGTTATTGTAAATGTTTTGATATATTGTATTTTTTATCTCGTATAATTTTTTTTCAAATAACTTTTTTTCACCCCTCTGTAAAAATTTTGCTAGAAGAGATGCATCAGAAAAAAGTTCTGGTGCGTCGAGTCCGCGGGAAGACAAAAGACGATCTGCAAAAGGTAATGGCTTTTCAAACTTTGCATCGTATGGATAGTTTATATCTTTTAATTTTGGAATAGAACCAACTTGAAGCTGAATCTCATCAAAAACACTTGACATGATCTGTATAAGATATTTTAAATTTCCAGATTTTTCTTCATCTTCCTCTGCTATCCATCCAGGTAGTGATTTGAAAATTGAAGTAGCATTTTCATGATCGTGCACTGCACCATCTCTTGTTTTCTCCTGTATTAGACTAATAACACTTGGATGAGACGAGTATATAATAGGATCTTTAAATTCACGCTCAGCCACGCTAGCAGAAACCATTGCTGATCCAGTATTTCTAGATGAACCACTTTGATAGTTTACAAAAGTTCCATTAGATATGCGACCAGAGTAATCTAAGACTGTAGAGTCAATTGAATTATCGCCAGTTATACCCTCATTAAATTTAAAATATACTCCTAAATCTACAGGATTATGTGTCTTATCGTACTTAACGTTGTCTGTATTTGTACCACCGCCAATTTGATCTCTAAAGTGTCGACCAATTTGTTGTGATGATCTTTCTGATTTCCAATATCTAAATTCATCAATCGATGAAGAAACTAAACCTCCCCACCCTCGATCTGCAATAGTTAAATTTGATCCTCTAGGACCAGCTAGTGCACCGATTGTTGCAACCAACTTACCATCAAAGGCATCAACATGATCATCGCCATTTTTTGTTTGCTTGTGTACACCATCGACATAAAGTTTTCCAACATTAACTGAATCGTTTTTTTCAAAAGTTATAGCATAATGATGCCACTTGCCATCAGCTAGACCACCTGCAACACCACCAGTTAGCGCAGTGTTAAAAACTAGTGAATCTGAGCTAGAGCCAGAGTCTACATTAAGATATATATTGCCTGGATTCTCACCAAGTGCATAAATTCTAAAGTTTGCAAAATTATCACCGGTTGACCCTGAAGCTACAAGGTTAAAAATATATTCTAATTTTTTAGAGTCTGTTGCAGCCCACCCATCTTTTTTCAACCAAAACTCAACGGTAACTCCCTTGGTTGGATCCATTTCAAGATTGTTTGTTCTCTGACTTCCTGTTTCATAAACGTTAGCTTTAGAAACACCAATTCCTGACGGGCCGGCCGTTGGTGGCTCCTTAAAGTTTCCACTAATATCTGCATGAGGATTTCCCGTAAAAAAAACATATTGTGGAAAACTACTACTGTAAGCATCTGATTGTTCAGTGGTTGTATATTGATTGCTTATATTGACATATCCGTTTGACCTAGGATATTCATTTTCGAAAATAAAAAGATCTAAATAGGTGCTTTCATTTTCCCACTCTAATTTTTCTGCTAAAGATCCATCGTAAGGATATGTTTTATATATTCTTTCTATAGATTGCTTGTAATATTCCTCTGCTAATCCATATGCAGCAAAATTAGAAGCAGTAGCATAATTTACATCAGGAAAAAATCTTTCTCTTTTTTTGATATAAGCATCGATATATCTGGGCGACTCTACATCTTCTCTGTAGTCCGTAAGAGACTTGTTCTTTAAAAAGTTTAAAGAATAGCCTTTATCAAAAAGATCTTTTGTACTCATTTAAGTGCCCACATGTAATTATTATTCTACTCTAAATTTAAACAGTTCTTCTTGCTCTCTCCACTTTCCGGCGGCATAATAAGCAAACTTAAACCCATACATATATCCAGCCTCTAGCAGCGACATATCAAAATCAAAATAACTACCAGAATTATCATACGATAAGAATGTATGTCTATCTGAACTGCCTGTGCTATGTTGAAAAATTATTTTATTATCTATATCTCTTACGACAGAGTACGATGCACTAACAATTGTCTCTCCCTCTGCAACACTAGTAGCCACTGTGTACACAGTAGGGCACTCATTCCTTCTTCTAACAAAAACTTTTATTCTTGCATTTTCAGTTCTTTTGTATGTATCTTTTAAGTTTGTTACATTGCTAGTAAAATCACCAATTTTATTTGAATCGCTAGCACTTCGTGTTCGTACAGAAATTGTGCCTGTATGGTATACACTTCCTCCATCAGTCTCTGACCAAACATCATGCAAAACTGACTCGGTAGTGTTTATCGCCAAAGCAGCTCGATATATTCCAGTGCTAACTTTTGTGGCTGTTGTATTGGCGATAGAAGAGCCACTTGGCAATGATCCAGAGCTAGCATAAAAATTAATTGTAACTGATTCGTCAGGTAAGTTAGTTAATACTCCATCAATATAATTATACAAGTAGACGCTTTGAGTATTTTGCGTGCTGCACAGAGAACTACTAGCAAAAAACTTATTTCTGTCATCACTGATTCTGTCTTCCCAGCGAGCCTCAATCACAGGCCTTCTAAAGAAATATTCAGAACTTCTAGAATAAAATCTTTTAGTATAGGTTGATTTAGTTATCCCATCTGTGTTTTGCAACTCAGACCCAGAGTCTGCCGTTGCGCGATAAGCTTCCTGGCTGCTTGTGACCATGATTCCAAAACCATAGTTAACTACGCCAGACCCGCC